GTGTGTACCTATGCGCCCCTGCGCAAGCATGCGTGCGTACATGCACGGCTGCGTACGTGTGCACTCGTGCGCTCAAACGCCCAAACCTGTGTGCGTTCTTGCGTACGGACGCACCCCCGTCTGCGCCCGGATGCGTTCGGGTGTGCGCGCGCCAGCGCCCCTATAGTATATTATCCCCATCCCGATTATTTCTCAGCAATTTTTTCGAGTGTATGCCAGAGCATATAAAAAAGGACAAGACCTTTACATTGTATGTCACTGCATATAACATCGCAATTCGCGAATCGCGATACTGCTGATCTGTTGAAGGCGAATGCCTGCGAAATTTTGAGCAAAATAGGGGCCCTTGGAAACCGAGCACCTTACGATTAGTTCAAGACTGTCCATGTAAGCGTTTAGTAATCCATTGTAGCCTGGGGGCTATGGATTATAAACTTCTGTTCAGTACGTACTTCGTTAGTACGGTGTGAAGGTACAGCATATTTTCGAGAATGTCAATAGGATAAAATACCTAATGATGGATTATTCCTTCTTAAACCCCTCAATCATCTTCTCAATGATGTAAATTCCCACCACACAGAACAGTGCGAAGAACAATCCAGTGATGATTCGGTTCTGCTGTGAAGCCAATGCCCCAGAAACGAACGCTGCTGCGGCTGGTTTGATGTACTCTTTGATGTTTTCCATTATGCGTAGTCTTCATATGTTATCCATACATCCTCTCCTTCCAGTAATGCGTCTGCAATTGGAGGATAGATGTCTTTATAGGCGTCAGTACTTCTTCCGATAGTACCTTTCATGTCCGCAGTGCGACCCACCAGCAAGCATCCTGCGGTGTCACGCTCTGTATTACCGATATGAATAAGGATATATTCAAAGTTCGGTACGTCTCTAACCCACAACATACCCTTGTGCATGTTAGGAAACTTCTCTGTGTAGCGCTTATGGTGGCCACCTACCTTTCTCAACGTGATACGGTAACGCCCCATAGGGATCCTGGTCTCTGCCATAACCTTCTCATCACGGTGTTCATCTTCTAATGTAAAGCAAAGGAACTTCCTTTCCTCTCCAGATGTTTCAAACAGCGCTCCAATAGTGAAGTCATCTTCGCTGTATAGTCTTTTTACAAGTAATTCCATAGTCACAAAGGTACCTTATATTTGTTATATGGATTTAATAGAACTATACAACAAGGGGTACGCTACATGTTCAGACAAGGGAAATGTACATACCTACATACAGGACTACTACTCTAAGGAGTTTACAGCGCCTAAGAAGGTAAAGAACGTATTAGAGATAGGTATTATGCATGGTGGTAGCATCATGTTATGGCACGAATGGTTTACAGAAGCCAACATCGTGGGTATGGATATCGCAGAAGATGCACTCGAATATCTTGAGAAGAATAAGAAGGGAAATGAGTATAACCGTATTTCTACGCATATACTCGATGCATATACGCAAGAGGGACTGGATTTATTCGAGGACGACTACTTCGACTACATTATAGACGATGGACCACACTCTCTCCCGTCCCAGGAGTATGCTGTAAAGCATTATCTTCGCAAGGTAAAGCCTGGTGGTAAACTAATTATCGAAGACGTACAGGACGTAAAGTGGTTTGATAACCTTCGTGCGGCCGCAGACAAGAGTTTAGTGGAGGGTACAGAAGAGGTGAAGTTAAACATCAAGCGCAGATATGATGATATGATATTCGTCGTAACCAGAAAGTAATGAAGTACAGAAGCACACCAGGAGATCCAAAGAAGAAGAAAAGCATAGACCCGAGACGATTACGTAGTCTGAACCAGGGGGGTCCGTTCTATAAGGGCCGATACAGTGACCCAGATGTGGTAGATCAGATATTTGACCCGGAGACTTACGAGGTGATTGATGGTAAACTGTACTATAAAGACTCCGGTGAAGAAGCAGGTCCGGTTCCAGGGCCATATGCTGATTTACCAACAGGCAGAATAAAACCACACGAGAAGACTATATTAGATTACTTTACAGCATTGTTTGGAAAATGAAACTAAAGAAGACAAATAAGAGCATTAAGGTACCAGCACCAGATGGATACCACTGGATGACAGAGGGTGGTCGTCACTTTTTAATGAAGGGTGCATACAAACCACACAAAGGAGCATCACCAGAAGCGCCTTTCCGTTTGGTTACCCATGAGAAGGGTGAGCCAAATAGGGCTATGGATTCGGCTCGTCGTGCAAAGAAGAAGTAACCCAACGCTCTTCACCCCGCATTTTTCTATAATACCTGGCAACTAACAACCTGCCCTTCTGGGATAAGGCATACCGTACCCTGTAATTCATCTTGGTCTCGTCACGGAAGTAATGGTCTTCCATCGTATTGCTTGGCGTGAGTTTATCAAAGTGCTTGTACACGTATCCTTCACGCATCAGTGGGTACACAATCCTTTCTGATAACTTATTCTTACTCTTACCCATGGCGTCTGCTACGTATCTCAGAGTCCAGAACTCCAGATCATAGATAAAGAACAGGAACTCTATCTCTGCTTTACCCAGGTTATAGTTCTGCTTTGCATCTATATACAGTTTGTGAAGGTTCTTTAGACCGTTCTCCTGGATGTACTTCTTGTCAATCTTGGAGAACTCACGGAACTTCTTCTTTCGGCTTACAGTACTTTTCGGCATATGAGTATCTTTGTTAGGTAAAAGTAATACATATGGCATCACTTAGCGGAAATAAAATTAAGGACACCTACAACATCCTATTGAAACTCGAATCTGGAGAGGCGTCTTCAAGTGAACAAGTGGTAGAAGATGGCGCAGGAAACGGCACTGCCCTCAAGTTATCTACCGACACTGTAGAGACTACAGGGGATTTAAAGATATCTGGCACACCATCAACCTCAACCAGCGATGTAAAAGCATTAATGCTCAGTACATCCGGTGTAGTAGTGACACGTGACCTTAACACAAACCCTATTGGTACAGCGTCAATTACTGCAAATGCACCACTGTCTGCTACTGGTAGCACTGTTGAGTTAGATGATCCAGCAAATATCTCGCAGATTACCTCTCCCGCAGATAATGACAAGTACCTCATCTGGGATGAAAGTGCAAGCGAGTACAAGTATATTGAGCAAAGCGACTTGGCTTCTTCTATATCTGGCTCCATTGGAGTAACAACAGAGCAGTCTTTATATGCACGACCCAATAGTAGTAACGCTATATCGAGCACTGCAATCGTTCCTATACAGATGGCGGAGATATATGGCGACTCTTCAGCGACTGGTTCTACTTCTGCTGCAACATCTTCAGTAGTGTTCGGCACAGGAGCCGCGACTTTCTTGCAATTAGCACAAGTATCTGACCCAAGAGATACCATTCTATTAAACGAGAAGGCCGGGTATTACAGAATCACAGCATCTATTGAGTTGGATTCTTCAGCGAATACTGACGTAGACCTACAGATATACGACTACAGTAGTGCTACATCGCTCGGTGATTCCTTTAGAACAGTGAAATCTGGTGAGACATACCATGCTCAATTCAGTATATTATACTACAGTGACGGGCTTGCTGGATATTACATCCAGATGAGAGCACAGGCAGGTGCTTCGGGTGTCACTGTAAATCAAGCAAATACGTTTGTACAAGTTGAGTATATTGGTACAAACGAATCTTTCTAATGACTCACAAGGATAGAATTGAATTTTTCCAATTACTTCGACTTAAACTTGATGAAATAGAAGACATTATGGAAGCGTATGGAGGTAAACAACAGTTTCTTTCCATGTGGTGTTTCGGTGTGTATGTGCCAGAAAGCAAGCAAGACCCAGATCGCTATGAGATGATAGCAGGAATGCACATGGCTATGGAAGATGAATTTGATTTAATGGCTACCACTGTAGAGGAATGCTTCGAGGAACACCGAAACAACCCAGATGACGAAGCGGATTCTGGAACAATTGACTACTGGTTAAATAAATAAAATGGAACTTATTAGAAAAATCATCATCGGGCAGAACCCGAAGGATGCCATGGCTTATTACGTGGGCCAGCGTGCAGGAGACTCAATCATTGATTCAATAGTAATGGACGAAAGATGTTTTGTAAAACACGGAATTCGTCGCTATCTTGTATACATCTATAATGAGGACGAGGGCACCATGCTCTGGAAGACGATAGATGATATGCCAGTATTAATTGAACATGATTGTGACTTCAAATGATTGTAATTGACGACTTTGTAAGAGACTATTCACTTCTAAAAGAGATAGAGGAGAATAAGGAAGAATTCTTTTCCGACAACGGAAACTACTATTGGTGGGACGGCTGGTGGGCTTCACCAGATGATACCTTAAAGAAAAGGCTCATTAAGTATTTGTGGGCAGACCGTTCGCCGTATGACCCTGTGACCATCTCTGGTTTTGAGTATTGGACAGGTCAGTTTGGTCCGGATAAGGGATCAGATTATCTCAATATGCATCTTGACAAGGACGAAGACCTATGGAAATCGCAGGGAGAACTATCCAGTCCTATTGTCGGAACAGTCTTCTACCCTGTTCCTATGGATATAGAGGGTGGGTACTTAGAGATATTCAATCATGGTGTAGACAACGAGCCAGAAAGGATAGAAGCAAAGTTTAATAGGCTTATCATATTTGACGCAGGTGGCACACACCACAGGGTAACCAAGGTAACGAAAGGGTTACGTTCTGCAATTGCAGTCAACTTATGGGACCCAAAGCCAACAGGTAATCTAAAACAGGAATGAAATCGCTACGTCATTTCTTAGTTCGTGTGCCAAACGTCACTAAGGACACCATAGAGATTAATGGTGAGACCATGTATCTGGACACTAAGTTCGATGAGTTCAATCACAGGACTATGGACGGGGAGGTTGTCGCCACTCCTGCTAAATACGAAACAGAAGTAGAGGTAGGAGACACCATGTATTTTCATCACCATGTAGTACTCGGGGGTAATCACCTCATGCTGTCTGATGAGACCACTCAGTTAGAAGAAACAAAGAAGCGTGGTCAGTTCATTGACCCAGACGATGACATCTATGTAGTGTACTACGACGGTAATCGTGATCCTATATCCACACAAGCCTACGCATTCAAGAGTAAAAGAACCGGAGAGATTCGGTTACTTAGTGATTGGATTTTCCTTGTACCAGAAGACCAGGAAGAACCAGAGGAGGAAGAATACGAATTCGGAGACCATGTGATATACCTTCTCCCAAAGAAAGAGGAACCGGAGGAGAAGTTTGGTTATGTGAAGTGGTCTTCACCTAAGTTGGAAGAACTCGGCTTAGAGCCAGGAGACAAGGTACTGATTAGAAAGAATGCCGACTACCAGATGGAGGTAGACGGAGAGAGGCTGTATAGAACTTATTTGAAATCAATCCATGGCAAGGTCGAAGAAGTATAACAACATTGATACCGCAGAGCGTTTGATGCAAGCGATGCAGATTGCTATAGAGAACATGATTAACGAGATACAGAAGCCCGTGGATCAAGAACTCAGTGGCTCCCAAAGAAAGGCGGAGTTGCAATCTATAAAGCAAACAGCGGTCGATGCAAAAGAACTAATTGTTGAAAGAGAAAGACTTGAGCAACTCATTAAAGGACTTAAGCAAGATGGAGAAATCAAAGAAGAACGAGACTACTCCGGAGGATTCGCAGAGCAATACTCCAAGTAGTCAAGTCTTCATTTACTGGGATTATTAGTACGTAGCCCAGTATGTAGTGTGTGAGTGTACGGCGGCGATATCACAGTCTTCAAAGACACAGGTTTGACCCGCTGTACTTGCGCTACTTGCGCAGGATGTAAGTGTACACACCACTACGAATAGAAATAGTTTCTTCATAGTCCTGGTGTTAATTTAGTGTTAAGATAGTAAAATGGCGGGACTTATACAAATAGAAGATGAATTAGTAGTCAATATATGCCCTGACGAAACATCAGGCGACGTCAGTCTATACTTTGACTTACCTATACAGTTCCCTAAGAAACCCGCTAAGAAAGACATACTGTTCCACGACAAGCCCAAGGAAGAGCAACGCTGGGTGAGAGAGGAACTACCACAAGAACTCAGAAGGATACGCTCTATGGAGGAGTGGATGGAAATGCCAGAGGCATTCCGAAGGAAACACACCCCATACATCAGTCAAGAATATAAAAGAAGAAGAAATGGAGTATGGTTCTACAACAACGGGGTACCTACCTACATCACAGGAAACCACTACTTTTTCCTACAGTGGTGTAAGATTGATATCGGATACCCATCTTACCTCGACTTTCAGCGGGAACTATTCGTACACCTTGAAGCCTGTATAGCAGACCCACGCTGTATAGGGCAGATATACGTAAAGTGTCGTCGATCTGGATACACGAATATGTCTGCGGCTATCCTGGTGAACGAAGGTACACAGGTTAAGGAGAAACTACTGGGCATCATGTCAAAGACAGGATCAGATGCGCAGGAGAATATATTCATGAAGAAGGTGGTGCCTATTTACAAGTCGCTACCTTTCTTCTTTAAACCTATTCAAGATGGTACTACTAACCCCAGGATGGAACTCGCTTTTAGAGAGCCTTCAAAACGCATTACCAAGAAGAACAAAACTTCTTCCAGAGGAGAGGCGCTTAACACAATTATTAACTGGAAGAACACCACGAACAACGCATATGATGGTGAGAAACTACACATCCTGTATCTGGATGAGGCGGGTAAATGGGAAAAAGGTAATGATATACGAGAAGCCTGGAGGATACAGCGCACTTGTTTGCTGGTAGGTAGAAAGATTGTAGGTAAAGCATTGGTAGGTAGTACAGTAAATCCACTGGACCGAGGAGGTACTCAGTACCGGGAAATGTTTTACTCAAGCGATGTTAATGACAGAAACGCAAACGGCAGAACAAAGACAGGTTTGTATGGATGCTTTATACCAGCGTATGACGCATTAGAAGGATTCTTTGATATATATGGTATGCCTGTAGTAGACGACCCAGAGAAACCAACAATAGGACTTGAGGGCGAATACATAAGCATAGGTGCAAAGACCTATTTGAAGAATGAAAGAAAAGGACTGGCAGGAGATTCTTACGAACTCAATGAGGTAATTAGACAGTTCCCCTTCACTGAGGCTGAGGCATTTAGAGATAGCGCCAAGGCTTCTTTGTTTAACGTCCAGAAGATATACGAGCAGATAGAATACAATCAAGACCTGTTTCCATCACCTGTTGTTGTAGGGAACTTCAATTGGGCAAACGGTGTACAAGACAGCGAGGTTGTGTTTAGTCCAGATCCAAATGGGAGATGGAGAGTAACATGGATGCCCCCAGTAGATTTAAGAAACAAGACCAAGCCAGAGAACAACTGGCTGGGCTGTGCTGGTGTGGATAGTTATGATATTGACGCCACTGTAGACGGGCGTGGTTCTAAGGGCGCATGTCACTTCTTTAATAAGTTTAACATGACCCACCCTTCTAATATGTTTGTGGCAGAGTATGCGTCACGTCCACCGTTGGCTAAAATATTTTATGAAGACATACTGATGGCTGCTAAGTTCTATGGTTACCCTGTACTGATTGAGAACAACAAGTATGGAATCGCAAGGTACTTTGAATCAAGGGGTTACGACCACTTCTTGTTAGACAGACCCGCTCACCTTACCTCAACATACGGAAGTAAGACAAAGACTAAGGGTATACCATCAAACTCACAGGACGTTATCCAGGCACATGCACAGGCTATTGAATCTTACATACATGCACACGTAGGGCTGAACGAGGAGACCCTTGAGTTTGGTAAGATGTACTTTGAAAGAACCCTCGAGGATTGGATTAATTTTAAGATAGACGATCGTACCAAATATGACCTTTCAATTTCAAGTGGATTAGCACTTCTTGCAGCGCAGGGGCATAAGCCAGAGAAACCAAAAAGTGATTTCACTGGCAAGCAATTCTTCCGTAAAGGTCAGATAATTATACGAAGATAATAAGAGGTATATTTGCAGTAGTAGCAATCTTGAGTATGGACAACGAATACAAAAATGGACAATCATCCTTTCCGGACCCATTGGCGCCAGTAGAGGAGAAGATGTCTAACGAATACGGCCTATCGTATGCGAAGGCTATGTTTGCTCAATGGATTGGTAGTGACTATCAGAACTCTCTGTACGGGAGAAGAAACGGCGAGTTTGAGCGCTGTAGAGATTACGCACAAGGAACGCAGGACACATCAATCTATAGACAAATACTAAACTCTCTCGAGAACAACAACGGCGATGGAACATTGTTGACTCTGGATTACACACCAGTGCCTATCGTTCCTAAGTTTGTAAAGATTGTTGTAAATAAGATTCTTTCAAAAGAACCATACCCACAGATTGAGGCTATTGACCCACTCTCTAAATCAGAGAAGGACAAGAAAAAGAATGCTACAGTATTGCGTATTGAGAATCGTGATATGATTGAAGAGGCTAAGTCGCTTGGCCTTAATGTAAAACAAGACCCATCACAACTTCCAGAGACCCCAGAGGAGACTGAGATATTCTTAGATACAAACATCAAGACGGACGCAGAAATCTCTGCACAAATTGCTACTGAGATGACATTGAAGTGGAACGACTTCAATCAATCTATCTACCGTCGTTGTGTCGAAGACTTGACCACCCTCGGTATGGGTGTTGCTAAACGAAGCAACGACCCTAACTATGGAATCAAGGAAGAGTATGTAGACCCAAAGAAGTTTATCCACAACTACACGGATGATCCGAACTTCACAGAACTCACTTACGCTGGACACTTTAAGTACATCACAATTATGGACTTGAAGCGTATTGCTGGTGACCAGTTCACTGAAACGCAGTATGAGGAGATTGCTAAGACGGTAATGAACAAGTACGGCAATAACCCTACACAATTCTCTACTACTGGGTATACTTACGACAGACCAGGAACCAGGTACCGTCAAGGATACGACGAGTACAAGATTGAAATCCTGGACTTTGAATACATGTCTGTTGATGACATCATCTACGAGAAGAAAGAATCAGCATACGGTAACATTGGTTTCTATTACAAGGGTAACGAGTACAATGCACCTCAGCAATCTGTATACAACAGAGAGGCGGTGTACATGAAGAATGCAACTGTATATGGTGGTTCGTACATCACAGGCACAGAGCATATCTTCAACTACGGACCTAAGAAGAACATTCCTAAGAACGTACACGATATCTCACGTGCACGTTTATCGTACAGCATTGTCGCAACCAACATCCGTGGAATGATACCTAAGTCAATGGTATCCTCTGTTATCGGATTTGCCGACATGCTCCAGATCACACACTTGAAACTTCAACAGTCTATTGCGAAAGCAAAACCAGATGGACTCATCATTGACATTGAGGGATTAGAGAATGTACAACTTGGACGTGGTGGAGAACTACAGCCGTTAGAAATCCAGGACATCTACGAACAAACTGGTGTGTTCTATTACCGCAGTAAGAATCCAGAAGGAGGATTCCAAAACCCACCTGTTCGAGAAATCGGAAACCGTATCCGAAATATTCAAGAACTGGTAGCGCTATACAACCACTACCTCGGAATGATTAGGGATGCTACAGGTATCAACGAGGTGATGGATGGCTCTACACCAAAAGGAGAAGCACTCGTAGGCGTGAATCAGATGGCGATGGCTGCAGGTAACAATGCGATATTCGATATTACGAATGCCGCTATGGTTCTGTACAAAAAAGTATGTGATGATATTGTACGCTGTCTACAGGTTATTCCGCCAGAGAGTATTCTTTATAAAGTTTATACGAACGCTGTTGGTGATACCAACATGGCTGTTCTAAGTTCATTTGACAACCTGTCCATGTACAACTTTGGCGTTATGGTTGTGACGGAGATGAACGACACAGACAAACAATACCTTGAACAAAACATTCAGATTGCACTTGGACAAAGAGAAATTGATCTTGAAGATGCGATTGCCATTCGTCAAATCAAAGACGTTGAGCAGGCTGAAAGACTCTTGGTTGTTCGCAGAAAGAAACGAATCAAGCAGCAGCAAGAACAAGCCCAGCAGCAAGCACAAGTAACAGCGGAGGTAAATGCTCAGCAAACTCAGATGGCGGCACAGATGGAGATGCAGAAGAAACAAATGGATGCGCAGATAGAAGCGCAGCGCATGCAATTAGAGGCACAGGTCAAAGCACAGTTGATTCAACTTGAGTACCAGTATAAGATTGAAATCGAGAAGATGAAGGGAGAGTACGGGGTAGTTGAGCAACAAATAGAAAGCGGTAATCAAATGATGGCGGACGCCGAATCAGAGAAACGCAAAGACCAACGAATAGACAAACAAGCCTTGGCTCAAAGTAAATTGATTGCACAGCGTCAAGGGCAACGCCCACCGCTTGACCAAGACATAGTAACTAACCTAACAATATCATAAAAAATGGGATGCTCATCTTGTGGATCTGGGGCTTGCGGTTGTAGCAATCCCACTAATGTAGACCTAAACAGCGCAGCGCAAGTAAACATTTGCTGCCGCAGAGGGGATACCTTTACATTGAACTCAACAGTAAAAGATACTGATGGAACAGCGATAGACTTAACGCTGTATACTTATAAAATGGAAGTAAGAGAATATGACAATGGGCCTATTGTTATTCCAAGTACAGACATAACAATTACGGGCACCGCAGCAGGTGCTCTTAGTATTTCTATATCTGCCACCGACATGCAGGTAGATGCAGGCACTTATGTGTATGGCTTGCAGGCTACGCTTATATCAGACAGCAGTGTAGACACGTGGTTTTACGGATTGTTTGACGTAGTTCAAGACATCGTACAATAAAAATAAACTAAGCAAATGGCTATAGATATCACCATAGAATCTGGATCGGGACTTGTTTTTGATTTGACTGTTCCTGCGGAGACAAGCATTATTGTCACCAAAGGAGATGTCAAGCAATTGCCTGGTGCCAAAGGCGCGCAAGGAGACAAGGGCGCTAAAGGAGCCCAGGGCCCTACTGGTGATAAGGGTCAAAAAGGTGAAGTTGGAATCAAAGGCGATACCGGAGCCAAAGGCGACCAAGGAGAAAAAGGTCAGAAAGGAATTGCTGGAGACAAGGGTCAAAAAGGAGAAGTAGGTTCCAAGGGAGATACAGGAGACAAAGGTGATACCGGAGCAAAAGGTGAGCAGGGCGTCAAAGGAGCACAAGGAGACAAGGGAATCAAAGGAGATACTGGAGCCAAGGGTGATAAGGGTGACGATGGAAACAAGGGCTCTACTGGTGATAAAGGTCAAAAAGGAGAAGTCGGCGACAAGGGCGTTGCTGGAGACAAAGGCCAAAAGGGAGAAGTAGGTGACAAAGGAACTACTGGTGACAAGGGTCAGAAGGGAACTACCGGAGACAAGGGAGTCAAAGGCGAAGTCGGAGACAAAGGGGATACCGGCGCTAAGGGAGACCAAGGAATTAAAGGGGACACTGGTGCCCAGGGAGACAAAGGTCAGAAGGGTATTGATGGCTCTAAAGGAGATAAAGGCCAGACCGGAGACAAGGGTCAGAAAGGACAAACAGGAGATAAGGGCCAGAAAGGTGAAGGCGGTGGAGAAGGCGCCAAAGGAGACAAGGGTCAGAAAGGAGATAAGGGACTTGACTCAGATGTTCCTGGTCCAAAAGGAGAGAAAGGTCAGAAGGGACTAACCGGAGACAAGGGTGTTACCGGAGACAAAGGTGCTACCGGAGATAAGGGTGACACCGGGGTTAAAGGAGAAAAGGGTCAGAAGGGACGCATTGGCGAACAAGGCGATAAAGGACAGAAAGGTGACAAAGGTTTAGATTCTGATATTCCTGGACCTAAAGGACAAAAAGGAGAGCAGGGAGATAAAGGTCAGAAAGGCACCACTGGTGACAAAGGAGTTACAGGTGATAAGGGTCAGAAAGGCGATAAAGGAGTTAAGGGTGACCTTGGACCAGCATCTGACGTACCTGGCCCTAAAGGGGAGAAGGGTGAGAAAGGTAGAGATGGTGGCTCTGGTGCTAAAGGGGCACAAGGGGACAAAGGACAGAAAGGTGAAATAGGAGTCAAAGGTGACCAAGGTTCTAAAGGAGACCAGGGCGACAAAGGCCAAAAGGGTGACCTGGGTCCTGCATCTGATATCCCTGGTCCAAAAGGACAGAAGGGCGAGAAGGGAGAAAAAGGACGAGACGGCGGTTCTGGAGCCAAGGGCGCACAGGGAGACAAGGGACAGAAGGGCGACCAAGGAATCAAAGGAGTTAAAGGAGAACAAGGAGACAAGGGCCAGAAAGGTGAAATTGGCGTCAAAGGTGACCAAGGACAGAAAGGTGCACAGGGCGCTAAGGGTGACCAAGGAGACAAGGGACAGAAAGGTGACAAGGGTTTAGACTCAGATATCCCAGGCCCTCCAGGACAAAAGGGA